TAACCGGCGAGATAGCAGAATTCGGAGGCAACCTGGTAGACTCCAAATCCACCCTCCAGGCCAAGAAAGGCGATGACAAACACTCCATAGCAGCCCTCGCAGTGGCACAGGGTGACATTCAAGAAGCTGTAGCCAAGCTCTCCGGTCAGCACGCCGAGCGTATCCTACTAGTAATTGATGAAGGACAAGCCACCCCTGAAGGTATTTACCGCACAATTCCCAATCTCCGCAAAGCCTGCTCCGATCTAACGATCGTGGTCATCGAGAACCCATCCGGCATCCTCACTAACAGTGGCCGAGCCAGTGAACCAAAGGATGGCTGGAAGTCAGTTGGCTTGGAAACCTACGAGTGGCGCACAAAAGGTGTCCCAGAGTGGCAATTCGAACCCGGTGTTTGTCTCCGCTTCGATGGCGCTGACAGCCCCAATGTCAAAGCAGCAGAAGAAGCCAAAGTAGACGAGAAAGGAAGGCTACCATCAGGTAGCCAGTGGCAAGAACCACACCCCTACATCTACACATCTGCTGACTGGCTTGCTGCACAACAACCAGACAGAGAAGGAACCCTCTCATACTGGACCCAAGATCGTGGCCTAAACCCGCCAGAGGGCACATCAAACACCATTATCACTCCAACATTAGTTGACAACGCCGATGGATACGGTAAATTCAACTTCTACAGTCAAAAATCTGCCATTGCTTTCCTTGATCCAGGGTTTGGTGGCGATAGCTGTGTCTTATGCCTAGCTGAGATCGGTGACATCATGTCAGAAGATGGGCACAACACTGGCAGACAAGGCATCCAGGTCTTAGACTTCCAGGAAGTCCAAATAGACCCACTCCTAGACACCACCATTGAACGCCAGATCACAGACAAAGTAGTTGCCACCTGCAAATCACACAACGTGGCACCGCACTACTTTGGCCTCGACGCCACTGGCATTGGCAGGGGAGTAGGCTCCTTCATCCACGAAGAGTGGAGCCCCCAGATCCGTAAAGTAGAGTTTGGCGGCATGGCATCAAATCGCACTGTCCTACCTGATGACACACGCACAGCACGAGAACTCTATGACCGCTTCGTCACTGAGCTCTGGTATGTCACACGAGAAACACTCCTAGCAAACCAACTCAAAGGTCTGAACACCACCGTAGTCGCTCAAGGTTGTGCACGCTGCTACAGCCTCAAGGGCAGGCGCATCAGTGTGGAGAAGAAGGAGGACATGAAATCCAGGGTTGGCTACAGCCCTGACCACTTCGATGCACTCACAGGCATAGTCGAAGTGGCGCGTCTCAATGGCTTCAACATCTCCAAAAAGGACGCTGTAAGGCGCACACGCCATGAATTGAACGACATATTGAGTGCAACACAGCACAAATCACTGGGATGGGGCGAGGAAGTAGCACATTTCTCAGAAGGATGGGCTTCCTAATGCATCCTTACAGAGACAATACAGCGTCATAAACTCCTCATTTTCAATGCTTTATGTAGAATTCCTGTATTCTGTATTGTGATTTACTAAAAAAATTATTATTAATAATAGAAGGGAGAAAACCCGTGAAAAAAACTTTCCCCAAACTGCCTACAGCAATACAGGCACATGCCCTAAAGCCTTGCTAGACAAGGCTTTTCGCGCTGTATTGTCCTCAGAATCTAATACAGGAATCGCCTATTTCTTTACAGCCAGACCCCCCACCTTTTTGCGCGATTGCCCGAAGTACCCGATGACAAACACAATACAGGCATCGACAATACAGGGTTTTGTGCTAGCTTAGAGCATTATGACAAAACAGGAAGAACATACACAAGGGTTGCTAGAGTCGCTGGCAATCTGGGCACGCTATCAAGACGGGTGGAGTTTTGACGGTTGTCTTGCAGCCTCAGAACAGACGCTAGCCGAAGCTGAGCCCTTTTGCCATTGGTTGCCTGCGGCTCTGGGAGAAGGCTTCGAGTATGACCTAACTTTGCTCCCTTGTGGAGCTCTGGAGTTTTCTGTCTTCGTGCGCCCCTTATTTTCTGTGCATGCTATGTGCAGTGGGCAAGATAAGTGGGAAACCTACGATCAATTTAACTATGTGTTTAACCGTCGCAGACACTGGAAGACAACCGAGCAAGTAATAGAAGAACTGAAGAGACTACTGGCTTAGGGCATTATGAAACAGAGAGCAGAGCGTGAAGCAATTCTGGGGTTACTACCATTTGTGGTTCAGAAGCTGGCGGAAAATGCCAAGAACAAGGACTCCACTCTACGAGAGATCATCACTAGTAAGCACGTTCTCTGTGAAAGTGAGACGTTCTACTTTGAGGATTACCCTTCAGAGGACCCCAACGCACCCAAGCCAGATTGGAGCCAAGTGCATGTATTGTGAAACCTTGACTATACAGCCACTACAGGGCATAGTGATAGCGCAATGAAGAAGGAAGACAAAGGTCAGGGCAAAGTTAAGGTTTCTGCCTCTGATGATGAGCTTTTGGCTCAATACCCAGATATCTACTACATCACCAGCACAGGCAAGTTTGTCGTGCCGAAGAAGGAAGATGGAGGATACCTAGTAGTCAACAGAACCACTTTCATGGATTTGTTGCTAGGTGATCCCAATCTGGGCCTTTTGGAGAAGGTGCCTTATTCTCAGAAGGAATGCAAGCCAATACTTGCGGTAATTGTGAGAAAAAGGAGTGTGGACATTGTGTGCAATATTGCCGGGTATAAGAGGGGTGTGCATGATCTGAGTGGGGTAAAGGTGTTGGTGCCGCAGGGTTACACGCCACCACCGATTAAAAAGGGTGAGTTTGGCTTCCTCCATGCGTTCTTTTCGTGGATGGCTCCAGAGAATCGGGATGCTTCGTTGAGTTGGCTGAAGATGGCAGTGGACAAGATCCACAACGCGAAAAAGCGGCATTTGCAGGCATTACATTTGATTGGTCCTGCCGGCACCGGGAAGTCTCTGTTGCTGGCGGTGATTAAGGGCTGTATCGGGGCAAGTGCGAACCCGTATGAGGCGTTTGCTGGGAAGACAGAGTTCAATAGTGAGATTCTGACTAGTCCCTTGTTGCTGATGGATGACATGCCCAACATCGAGAAACATCGGTATAGCCAGTTCTACAACAACATGAAGCACGTCATCATGGCCGATGAGAAGCGTTGTAGGTTTCTGTATCAGGACGGGTTTACGGTGTCACCCATTCAGGCCATAGCTGTGAGCATGAACACTAGCAATGGGAATTGGATGTCTCTACCGACTTATGAGAATGCGATGCGGGACAAGTTCATGGTGCTACTGCTAGATAAGTGCTACACGAAGTTGCCAGGGTTCGAGCACTTGAACGACAAGGACGTGATTGCGGCGCAGCTTGTGAAGGAGATGCCGGGTTTCTTGTATTGGTTGATCCATGAATATGCGATACCGGAGCATCTGCTCCCAAAGTGTGCGGCTGAGCAACGTTATGGACTGCACTCGTTCTGGAACGAGGAGGTCATTGAGCATTGCTCAGAGACAAGCCAAGCGGATAAGTTGTTGGAAGTCATTGATGCCTACATGGAGGCAAACAGCAAAGATCAGTGGAATTTTATGGCGGACAACTTGAGACAGGTCATTCAGTTCCGGCCAAACAAGGAGGACTACAAGGATTTCTTAAGTAGCACAAGGGTCATCGGGCAGCAGCTAAGGGAGTTAGCACAGGAGAGGCCGACACGCATCAAACGTGGAAGGCGTAGAGAGTCAGGCTATGAGTGGGTAGCTTTTGCGAGATGAGCATCATTGCGTTATTTGCTGTGCTTGTGGGGTTGTTTTTGGTTGGTTATGGGTTACACTATCAGGAATGAAAAATTTTAGCTGCTCGTAGTGGCTAAGCAACAGGAGAAAAAATTATGGAAAACACGAATAGTGACACGACAGATAAACCCATCACGCTTTGGGCTACTACCGATAGATCTACTGAGAAACTAAGTGAAGAGGAAGTGCCTCACATTGTGACTCAGACCAAACAGTTCAGAAAAGACTTGGATGCTATACTTCAACGAATGTTGAAAGCCGAGACTGATCGTGAGTCGCGGGAACGGGTTTTATCGTATTCCAAATTGCAAGAGGCGATTTTGTGGCTAGGTATGGATCTGAAGGCCATGCGAGAAGAAGGCGTGGCTGGGTGCGATAATCCTTATCCACAATCTTACAATCCTGCAAGTGCAGTCATCGAGAAAACTGCTGATGGGCTGAAACTGTAGGATGAAAAGGACACAAAAGCTCGATGATGAGCGTGAGATCCCTTTGGGGATGGAATTGAATGGTAAGCCTGGGTTCGTTAAGGCAGGCACGCTGAGGACTACGGAGGCTGATAAGGAGAAAACGAGCTCCAACATCATGGCCGCGAAGTTTGACGCGGAGGTGGAGGCTGCTGTCAATTCGTTCTTGGCTCAAGCTGAGGAGATCGCGCAGCATGTGCTTGCTAACGTGGCTCCTCATAGTTTTTGGGAGGCTTACGAGGAAATTGAGCAGAAGGACAAGCAAAAGCTGATTCTTGACTGGATCGTAGAGAACCAGTTTCAGGTTATTCTTGACTGGGACAACCTCAAGATTGTCATTAAGATGGGGGGTAAGGTGTTGTTGGACGTGGAAGCAACTCTACCGGCTGAGTTGAAGTCTGCTGTGATTGCGAGAGGGAAACTGATGACTGCCATCGACGATATGAAGGCTGGGAAGTTTTAGTAGCTCATAAGAGCTAGCTATTAGTGAACAAAACAAAAGAAAACAAAATATATGAGTAATCAAAAAGAAAAGACATTGCACAATTCTAACCTAGAGGGAGCTAGAAAGAATGTTCCAGATATTCAGGTATATGGAGATCCAGGTCAATGGGTTTGCTTGTCTAAAGCTTCCAGCAAGTCAGAGGGCTGGATGAAATCAACAAAAGCTATGCCCGTAGAGGGTGCTGGAGTTATTGTCCAGGTCACAACACAACAAAGAAATCCAGATGGGTCTCATGCTGTTGCGGAAGCGTTAACCTTTGTGCCTGGAGGCGTAATCGACAATAAATCTGAGTTTTTATCTCTCAGATATGGAGGGGCTGTTAGGCAAACATATGATGATGATGGTGTGAAGTGATGAGTGAAGGTATGGCTATCTTTTTGATTGTGGTGCTGGTGTTGGCACACTTGGTGGCAGTTTGGACTGCGGTTGCAAAGAAGTGATATGACTTTCTACGTGATATTGGCGCTTTGTGCGTGTGCTCTTGTGTTGGCCGCACATTGGTGGTTAGATGACGATGATGACTTTGGGTGTTGTGTATGAGTGATAAGCCTAGATTTTACCCGAATAGGACCAATGCCCCGGCTGGAGGTGGTTGGCGGTATACTGTGCCGGAGACAGGTGCTTATATTGTGGGCACGACAGAGGGGCAGTTGATAGAGAATGTCAAGAAGCACTATGTTGCCAATGACTTTCATGTGCCCTTTGGGCTGAGAGAGCTTGTTGAGGAGCAGATTTGTAAGGATGTGCCAGACTATTGTGTGCCGGATGGGCCAGAATTGAAGCCTGTCAAGAAGCAGCAGCACAGGTTTGTGCATGAGATCGTGTCTGGGACGAAAACGCTCTGGAGTTGGTTGGTTACAGGGGGTGGAGCTAGTGTTGATGCTGGGGAGGCAGAAAGGAGGGCTGCTATCTGTGTAGGGTGTGTCGAGAATCAGGAGCCGGGAGGTTGCACGAGTTGTGCAAGGGCTGCGATGTTGCAGCAGATTGCTAGAATTGCGCCGGGTGAGACATCTCAAGGGGATAAACTGAAGGCTTGTAGGGCTTGTGGGTGTAGTTTGAAGGCGAAAGTGTGGGTTCCTACTGAAATCTTGCAAAAAAACATGCCGCAGGCTATAAAAGACGACTTGCCAGCACATTGCTGGGTAAATGGACAGTAAGATTGTCAGATTCTATTCTCTTTTAGAGGAAATGCAAGACTTGGGTGTGCCTTTTATGGTAGCTGCCCAGACAGAGACGCAGTGGATCATCAGTGCAACACCTATGAGGAGTGTGGAGGACTGGGACAGCATGGCGGTGGCAATGCAAGTGTTCATGGAGCAGCAAAGAGATAATCAAGAGGAAAGTCGAATCCTATGGAACTGACAGCGAGTAAAGCACAGGCTAAGTTTTGCATGTGGAAGGAGGCAGCGAAGCCTAGATTGCAGAAAGCTGCTGTCATTCAGGGCATGTTTGACGGGAATCCGCCGTTTAGGAGGGACAAGAAGCGGGCGGCGGGCACCGATTGGCAGGCAAATTTCAACACTCTGGAGGGAGCTAGTAGGAAGGACAGTGCCAAAACGCCGTATTATGAGCTTTTCAGCAGCAATCGGACGTATGCCACGATTCAGACTGTGAAGGATAACCCAGAAGGGTTGTCCGCTAATGATGCTAGCGAGAAAATGACGGTCGAGTTTGACCGCATGATGAAGGATTGGAAGAGCATGGATGCTAATGTGTGGCTCATGCTAGATGATTTTGTAGGCTTCAATAAGGGATTTTTCTGGTGGCCCACAGAGGATTGGCGTTTCTGCCACATCGATTGGAATAAGGTCTATTTTCCTGATGGCTATAGCATTGATCCCGAGACCTGGGAGGAGTTTGCACTAGAACACAGTTTTACAGTGTCGCAGTTGTGGAACTTTGTCAATAAGGGCGAGGGTAAGGGGTGGAATAAAGAGGCTGTGATGGAGGCCATGAAGTTGGCTGTGCCTGATTGGGAAGAGGACGACCCGATGGCGATCCAGAAGCGGCTCAATGATAATGTAGTGGAGCCCCATACTATGGCGAAGACGGTCAAATGTGCTTCGATGTTTTGGTTAGAAGATGGTTGGTGGCATCGGATGGTGGTGCCAGTGCAGGAGGACACCACAGAGAAGGGTTACACAGGACCAGAGTCACGGCTGGAGAGGGAAGTAAACACACCAGAACGGAAGAATTTAGGGGATAATGGTTGGCTTTATAGTCGCAACCGCATCTCTGAGTCCATACGTGAGATACTAGCACCGTTTGTGTTCGAGGTCAACAGTGGGAGTATTAATGCACTGGAGGGTCTCGGAAAGCGAATCGTGTCTTTCATGCAGGTGAAGGACAGGATTGCGAACAAGGTTGCCGACAATACCTTGATGCGCCAGAACATTGTGTTAAATCAGGTGGGTAGCAATACGGCTGCGACCGGGTTAGTGCAAGTGGGTGATGGGGTAACGGTGATTCCACAGGGATATGAGGCTGCTACAGGGCAGATTAGTGGTGACGTGGAGTCCGGTTTGGCTGTGAGTGGGGCGTTTGACCGGCAGCTAGATGTGAATACTGGCATTTATCGACCTCAGTTTGAGAAGCCAGCAGGGAACCCAGAATCTGCTACGGCTGCAAGCATCCGCTTCAATCAAGCGACTGTTTTGACAAACAGTGCGGTTAATCGATTTATCTCGCAGCTCGATGTGTTGTTTTTTGAGATCTTCAGACGAGCTACTAAGAAGAATTTGGCAGGCAGCGGGCCTGGTGTCAAGTCAGCCAAGAAGTTTCAGAAGAAGTTAAAGGATGCTGGGGTGAGTGACGCACAGATTCAGGATGTGATCGAGGAGTGTGCGGTTGTTGCTACGAGGTCGATAGGGAATGGCTCTCCGGTGATGAAGCAGCAAGCGGTTAACTCGTTGAACCCTATGGTTCCATTTATGGGGCAGAGAGGTTTGGAGAACTATCAGCAGGATTATGTTGCGGCGTTTGCGGGTTACGAGAAGGTGAGTCGATACTTTCCTGATGAAGATCGGAATAATATACCGACTAATGACGACTGGCAGGCAACCCGTGAGAACAATGACATGCAGCAAGGGGCTCCGCCTTTGATTGCTGAAGGGCAAGACCATGAAGTGCATGCCTTGAGGCATTTACAGGCTGGGATTCAGGCTGTGCAAGCGGTAGAGCAAGGTGCAGATCCTACGAGTGCTGCAATCTTTTTGCAGTTGGCGATTCCTCATACGGCTGAGCATGTGTCGCAAATTGCTAGGCCAACTGTTCAGCAGCAAATGGCGCAAGGCCTACAGCAACTTGAGCAAGGATCAAGGGTGGTTCAACAGGCTGTGGCAGAGCAGCAAAAACAGCAGCAGCAGGCCCAGCAGTTGAGTTTTGAGCAGCAATTGCAGATGCAGGAGGCTGCGTCTAAGATGCAGGAGAGGGATATGAAAACCCAGCAGCAACTTCAGCACAAGCAGGCGAAGTTTGAACAAGATGTGACACAGAAGGCTGTGCGATTTCAGCAAGACACCTTGACGCAAGGACAATAGAGTGTTACCTGTGAAGTATGGAAGGACCAACGTCGAGAGTCGAGCGGGCAAACGCTGCGCTTAGGCGTAGCAGTGGAGCAGGCAAGGGAAGCAGTCCCAGGAATTGCTTCTCAGAGAATTATCGCAAGAATTATGAGCAAATCTTCACCTCGAAGAAGACCAAAGAAACATTATCCGTTACAGGGCACAACTCTGCTGGAGTGGCAGGCTGATACAGACTTAGTAAGGTGGGCGCAAGAGGAGCCACGCTTTAGGTTGGCGCTCAATGTGTTAATCAACGAGCGAAATAGTAAGTTTGTTGATAGTGTCATGCCTACTGAGAGTAGGCAGCTAGGCAGGGTAGAGGGTTTCGAGAAAGCCATTGGGTTTTTTGAACAGTTACAGAGATCAAGGACAGAACAACTACCAGTAGACGAGAATATTACATATGAGTCAACCGACCAGTGAACCCACCCCGACTGTGCCAGTAGATGCTATGAAGGCAGGCGCACAGTCCCGGCTAGAACGGGAAGCAGAAGGCCCATTGCCGGATTCTTTTAATCCAAGTGATTTGGAAGCCGCTCGGCAGCAAGATTTGCCGAAGTCTGAGCAACAGCAGCAAGAGCAACAAGAGCAACAAGAGCAGACGACAGAGGAGCATAATACGGAGGATTCAACTAATCCTGTTGAGATTCCTGACCTCCAGAATCTACCTAAGAAGGCACAAGACTGGAAGTCACTAAAGGAAAAGCATAATGCTGAGAAGTTGGCGTTGGAGCAGAAGATCCAGGAGCTTTCAAGTAGCCCGAATGAGGAGTTGGAACAGCTACGGAAACAGAACGAGGAATACAAGCAGGCGCTGAGAGAGACTGCCATTGAGCGTGATCCTGAATTCAACTCCAAGTATCAAACTCAGGCCGATGTAGCGATCCGTAATGCTAAGTTGGCAGCGGCAGATAGGGGTGATGAGCTCGCCAAACTGCTAGAGATGCCTTCTAGTGTGTTGAGGGATCAACAGATTGATAAGATAATTGAGGAGTTGCCAAACAGTTCTCAGAGGAGGATTAACGCGGCGCTTTCGACACTGGAACAAATTGACATCAGTAAGCAGGCTGAGATTGCAGCGGCGAGACAGAATTGGGATGCACGGATTGAACAAACCACACAACAGCAACAACAAGCCAGACAGCAACAACAACAAGCCAGACAAACAGCCTTCGACAAGCACCTTGCAAAGCTTCAGGCAGATGGCGATGATGGATACTTCGCCTATCAAGCTGGAAACAGCAAAGCGTCTGAGGCGATTGAGTTGGCAAAGAGGGTCATTAGTGGGGATCTAGGGCCAGAGGAGGAAGCAAGGGTTGCTCTAACTGTCGGGGCTAGTGGTCAGTTGTTTGAGTTGGTGCAGAGCCAGCAAAGCGAGATCGAGCAGCTTCAGGCGAAGCTCTCTAAGTTTGAATCGAGTGTGCCGGGGAATGGTGTCAAAGAGCCCGCTGCGACTGACCTGAAGCAGAAGGATTACTACGATAAGGGTTACAGTAATGACTTCATGAGCGGGCTGCGTGCGGCTCAGAATGCCCAATGACCCAGCTGGTTGTTACATCATTAGATAGCGAGAATTTGGGCTACTTCCGGTTGAATCTGGAGGTAGCCCTTAAATATGGTGCAAAGAGTAAGCACCATTTGTTGGTAGTGCATGACGATAACTTGTCTAGGTCAAGTGTTGATAAAGTTGCGAGGACTTACTTCGAGACTGTCAGTTACTTCAAGCACGATGAATGGGAGAAGCTGCAAAAGTTTCCCACCAGAGAAAACTTCATTTGGCAGCACACGGCACGACACATAGAAGAGAACTATGCCCATCGCTATGACTGTTGGTTATGGTGGGAGCAGGATGCTTGTCCGTTGATCCAAAATTGGGTCGATCATGTGTTTGATGAAAAAACACGGCTGAAGAAAACTTTTGTGGGTTATGTGTATGGCACAACACACTTACCTCAAGCCTATATGGATAGGTGTGGGATCTGGCCGTCTGAGATTTCAAAGTATCTAGTGCATACCGGGGCTTTGTATGCCCAGAGTGCACCATTTGATAGGCTTGCGGGGCCTGATGTCATGAAGGATGTTGGGCACACTGACAAGATCATTGTGGACCAGGGCTCCAATTTTCGGTTTTCAGAGATTAAGATCCAGTTTCCTGACGCCTGTCTGTTGAGGGGTTGTGATGGGAGGCAGCAGGAGGTTTTCTTAGGTAAGCGAGACATTGGAGAACTTGATACACAGGTGAGGAAAGATCGGTATGATAGTTTTTTAGATCAAACGGATTGGCCCTGTGGTATATTTGCGTTTCCATATGGGGAGAAAACGTGTTACTTCAACCCAGCTATTGCAGAATATGACGGCAAGTTGTGGTTGTTCACAAGAAGGTTTCGGTTTGGTATCCCAAAAGTGCATGGTGTGGGCTACTGGGACAAGCACAGTGATTTAGTGATCTGGAGGGTGAGACCTGACTCGATGACAGTTGCGCAGTCGTTAACGCCGAGACCTCCTCGAAGGTGGGACCAAGAGAACTGGGAAGATCCACGGGTGATGATTAAGGACGGTCAAGTGTATCTGTCTTTTGCGACATGGGTCCGAGATCACAGGTGGACGATTCGACAAGCTCTCGTGAAGCTGGATGAGGACTGGTCAAAGTTTGAAGTCGTGGCAGAGACCAACTATGGGGGCAATGCAAGTAAACCAGAATCGGGTAGTCGCCATGAGAAGAATTGGACTTGGTTTGACCATGATGGATGGCATTGTGTTTACAGCCCTTCTCCGCATTTAACTTTCAAAGCAGGGAAAGGCCATAGTGTTGAGATGCAATGGAAAGCTCGCACAAAGATGGTGTGGGAATACGGGGAGATTCGAGGAGGCACACCGCCAATTCGTTTGAATGATAGTGAGTATTTGTCGTTTTTTCATAGTAGTGAGAGGTGGCGAGGTAACAAAAGACGCTACTATATGGGGGCCTACACGTTTGAGGCTAAGCCCCCATTCGAGCCTCTCCGTATGACGCATGAGCCTTTGTTGATTGGCAGCGAGCATGACCCTAGAGTGTTCGAGGGGCCGTTGGTGATTTTCCCTGGTGGGGCTATTAGACAAGATGACAGTTTTCTGGTGGTGTTCGGAGTGAACGATGAGAACTGCGGTTGGGTAAAAATCCCAGAGAAAGACTTAGATGGTCTGTTGCAATCAGTGCATGATGGTGGTAAGTTGAAGAAACTATGACAGTTGAAGAATTAATTGATGATTTGCAGGGATTGGAGTTTGAATTTCAAGATGCTCCGGTAGTGCTTGGATCTTTAAAAAGTAGCGAGGTGACCTCGATTGTATCTGTTAAAGGTGAACGTATGGACGGTAGCATTGATCGATTGGTAATACTTCAATAAAAACAACTGGGATGAAAAAAACCAAAGAGCTTCCTCCAGTCTACTGCATTGTCTACGATGAAGAGCGCAAACGGCGGGAATCGTGTGTTCAGCACTTGGAACAAGAGCAGGGTTTGAAGCCTAGGTATGTCTCGGGGATACAGGGTGAGACAATAGGGCTGAGGGCAACAAATCCGTATCAAGACGATGAGTTTGGTGCAGGGCAGTATATCCACAATACGGTGGTGGGCCACTTTTTGTCTTATAGGTCAGCATTGGCGGCTGCTTTAGCTGAGGGTCATGAGAAGTTTTTCATGTTGGAGGATACTGTGAGGCTGATTGATAACTTCCAGAAAGTGTGGCAAGATAGTGAGGAGAACCTACCGGCTGACACGGATGTTGTTCAGCTTCAGTATTACTACACGGACGACAAAGATGGTAGGTATGAGAAGGTAAACGACAGTTTTGCGAGATGCTACCGTTATCCATTTCAGACTGGGGCAATTTACTGGACACGAGACGCAGCACGAAAAGCAGTAGCTATGCTGAGACCAGTGGACCGGCCTCTCGACGTCATGCTCTTGCAAAGGATCTACCCGTTTCTGAACCACTATATTACGGTGCCTCGACTAGCAAAATGATCACGATTGCCTACATGACCAACAGGAAGAACCCAAGGATTAGGTGGTTCTTTGATTCTTTGCATAGAGAGTGTGGGGATGATTACAGCGGGATTAAGTTGGTCGTTGTCGATTTCTATGCTCAGAAGGGTCACCAGTGGGGCACCACTCAAATTGTTAACCGGAAAGCTGAGTTCAAGAAGATGGCACATTGTGACATTGTGCATGTGCCACCTAAGCCAACAGTGTGGCAAGGTCCGCATCGATTGACAAATCAAGATTGGTTTGCTGCGAGCAACGCACGGAATACTGCGTTGTGTTATGCCGAGGGTGAGTATCTTGTGTGTGTTGATGACCTTAGTGTGTTGTTGCCGGGCTGGTTGAATTGGCTGAACTTTGCCATTGAGCGAAAGTGGATAGCATGTGGGGCCTACAAGAAAATGCTAAATCTGGATGTTAGGGTGGGTGAAATTACTAATGCCGAGGAGTATCCAGAAGGAATAGACAGCCGACTAGGGCACTTCAACAATACAGCCCCTACAAGAGTGACAGGTAACTCGGCGTTTGGCTGTAGCTTTGGAGCACCCATTGAAGCTTTGCTGAAGGTTAATGGCTGGGACGAGGATAATGACAGTATGGCGGGGGAGGATTACTGTTGTGGCATGATGCTGGAGCAGCAAGGTTACATGCTGTATTATGTGCCGGGTATGATGACTTACGAGTCAGAAGAAGCCCATCATGAGGACACTCCATTCAAGCGAGTCATTAAGCCGTATCAGGGATCCATTGATGCTAGTCATCGAATGTTGAATTGGGTGAAAGAAGGGCGGCGACCAAAGGGTCATAACTATGATGGGTGTGATTTAAGGGAGTTGAGAGAACGTATTCTGGCTGGTGAAGACTTCCCGGTGACGCAAGTGCCAGAGCATGACTGGAGAGATGGTCAACCGTTAAGTGAGATGTAATGAGCGAAGCTGAAAAAAGAACAGTGACTATTATGCCTGCAACGGCGTTGACACATGAAATGTTCAACGTCTGTAAGCGGGCATTAGAGTCTCACAAAGCAACAACACAGGCGCATTTGATTTGTTTGGACAATCAAGACGCTGACCCTGGCCTACAGCAAG